TCTTTCGTCGTGTTTGGCGAGAATCAGCCTGAACTGGCGGGAACTGGCGAGAACCAGTCTGATCATGTACCGGTGGCATCGGAGTATCCGCGATTGGTTACGCCTCATGTTGGGGGGCGAGGATATGGGCCGTCTGTGGCGGCTTGGGCGCAACGTCATTTGCAGATTGAGTTGATGCCTTGGCAGGTGACTGCATTGTCTGGGCAACTTGTGCATGATGACGCTGGCGATCTTGTGTTCCGTGAGTCGTTGGTGTCTACTGCTCGTCAGCAGGGTAAGTCCGTTGCGCTGCGGGCGCTTATTGGTTGGTGGCTTACTGAGTATGCGGTACTGCATCGTAAGTCTCCGCAGAATGTGCTTTCGACTGCAAACATGCTTGACCGCGCCGAGGCTATTTTCCTAGAACTGGCTTTCGTTCTTAAGGAATCTTTCGGGGCGAAACTTATTCAGCAGATTGGCCGTAAGTCGGTGCAAATGCCGGACGGTTCACGGTGGGAAGTTCGAGCTGCGTCGAGCAAACTTCACGGTGGGTCTTACGATCTAATTGTTGTGGACGAGTTGTGGAACATCGCCCCCGAGATTCTGGACGATGCATTAAAGCCGTCGCAGATTGCCCGCGCTAACCCGCTGCTTTCGATGTGGTCTACCGCAGGGGACGAGTCATCCACCGCAATGATTAACTACCGATCTATTGCGCTACAGGAAATTGACGAGAGCGTAACGTCCGAGCGTTTCTTTGCGGAATGGTCTATCCCGGCTGGTTGCGACCCAAGAGACCCGCAATATTGGGGGCTATCAAACCCTGCACTCGGGCGCACTATCACGGTGAAGGCTTTACAAGCTGCGGTTAAGTCGGATTCCTTTCCGCGTTCTCATGGCAACCAGTGGTCGGCATCCCGTGGGGCGTGGCTTGATGCTGGCGTGTGGGATAAGTGCCGAACCACACAAGACTTCCCCGAAGGCGGGATTCTCGCTGTGGATTCCTCTGTGGATGAAGCCCGTTATATCGGTGTTAGATCAGTGGTGCACAACCAACAGGTGTTTACCAAGATTGAATTTGTGGTAGACACCGAAGCAGAGATGTGGACACATGTCGAGCGCGTGATGACACACCCATCCGTTTTATTGTTGGTTACTCCTACGCTTGAAATTCATGTGCCGACAGCACTGAAACGCCGCTACCAGTTGACTGGCTACGCCGAGTTAATTCGCTACACGTCACTCGTTAGGAACATGATCCTTGAGGGCAAGGTGTTGCACGACGGGAACCAAACACTCGCCGAACATGTAAACCGCGCGACAGGGGTACGCACCGCGCAAGGCTATGTGCTCTCATCGCAGAAGTCGCCCGGGCCGATAGAAGCGGCGCGTTGCATGGTGTGGGCAGTGTCAGCCGTGAGCCGACCACAAAACCGACAGAAACCCATGCTCGTTGTCATGTAGTACGGTTACTATTTAGCCAGGCTTGTCGTCAGTTGTCGGGATTGACGGCGAGCCACTATTCGAGGAATCTAAATGCCACTCTTTACCCGCAAAGAAACTAAAGCACAGATAAGCCCAATGCCTGCTCAAAAGGCAGCTGCGGCGGGCACTGGATACTCCAAAAACCTCGCAGGCCCTAACATGATTGGGCAGTACTACTCATACCAAGAAGGCGAAGCCCGCAACCGCGCTATGCAGGTACCCGCCATTAGCCGCGCCCGCGATCTACACGCAAGCGTTATCTCGGCGATGCCGTTAAAGATGTATCGCGAGTCTTGGAACGAGACTGAGGCCGAAATGGAGTACACCGATATTGCGCCTCGCTCGTGGCTACGCCGACCAGACCCACAGATTCCCTATGAGACCCTTATGGCGTGGACATTTGATGACCTGTTCTTTTTTGGTCGTGCGTTTTGGTATGTGCTTTCCCGCACCGCAGACGGATTCCCCGCATCGTTCACTCGATTGCCTGCCGGGTCAATAACCACACAAGACCAAGACGGCCCCGTGTGGTACGCCCCGTCCAAAGAAGTCTTTTTTCAAGGTGGACAAATTGACCCTGCAAACCTTGTGCAATTTATCAGCCCTATTCAAGGCGCTATCTACTCGTCCGAGCAGGCCATAGCTACCGCACTTAAAATTGAAGACGCGCGCTACCGCAACGCCAACACCGCTATCCCGTCTGGCATTCTTAAGCAAACTGGCGGGGAGCCTCTAAGCGCGCAAGAACTGGCCGACTTGGCTGCAGCGTTTAACGCCGCCCGCCAAACTAACCAAACAGCAGCTCTTAACGAGTTCTTGTCGTATGAGGCAACTAGCGCAACCCCAGACAAAATGATGTTGATTGAGTCGGCCCAATTTTCTGCTTTGCAAATGGCTCAGATTTGCAATATCCCGCCGTACTTGCTAGGCGTTCCCACCGGGTCTTACGCCTACACCAACTCTCGTGAGTCCCGTGTTGATCTATGGCTGTATGGCACAAAGACCTACGCCGAGTGCATCGCCTCTACCCTTTCAGGCAACTCAGTTCTGCCAGTAGGTACTTACGTTGAGTTTGATTTTGAGGAATACTTAGGGGAAGTCGAAGAAGCCAATACCAACCGCAACGTAGACGTTGAGGAAGTTGAAACAGGAGAATCACGAGCATGATTAAGTTAAACGCACAAGCCGTCACCATTGACGCAGCAGCAGGCGAAACACAGACCCGCACAATCACTGGCGTAGCCGTACCTTATGGCGAGACCGCCACAGTTTCGGACGGAACCCAAGTACGTTTTGAGCAAGGCGCACTACCAGTCGAGGGCAAAGCCCCCAAATTGTTTATGTACCACGATTCTTCTATGCCAGTAGGCCTAGTGACGGAGCGTGTAGACACCGAAGAAGGCATGATGTTCTCGGCGCGTATCTCGGCAACCGCCGCAGGCGATGAGGCTTTAACACTGGCGCTAGACGGGGTTTTAGATTCCGTCAGTGTTGGCGTCAACCCCACAAAGTTTTCTTATGACGATGAAGGCACCATGATTGTGACTGAGGCCGAATGGCTGGAATTAAGCCTTGTGCCAATTCCCGCTTTTGCAGGTGCAGTCATTGAAAAAGTGTTAGCATCAGCACAAGAACCCGACACAGAACCCACATCAACCGAAGTCGAGGAGACAGAAACCGTGGACGCAGTACAGCCCGAAGCAGTCGTAGAGGCCGCAACACCAACCGCACCAATTCCCGCACAGCCAAAGCGCCAATTCGCAATGCCAAGCGCCGCCGAATACATGGCTGCTATGCACATTGGTGGCGACACATTCCACAAAGTGAACCAAGCATTTGTTGAGGCAGCAAAGTCAAAGCAGACCGCATTGCAAGCCGCAGCTGGTGATGTTCTTACCACGGACACCCCAGGCCTCTTGCCTGTGCCAACGCTTGGGCCTGTCTTTGAGGATCTTAACCAGTCCGTAAGACCTGTGGTCGCTGCCGTTGGCGCTCGTGCATATCCTGACGGCGGACAGTCCAAAACCTTTATTCGTCCAACATGGACAACCCACACAAGCGTTGGTGCACAGTCACCTGAATTGAGCGGTGTATCGGCAACAACTCCTGTAATTGCGTCAAACATTGTCAGCAAAGTTACTTTGGCAGGACAAGTCACCTTGTCAGCACAAGACATTGACTTCACGTCACCCGCTGCAATGGAAATCATTTTGCGTGACCTTGCAGGTCAGTACATGATTGCATCCGACAACTACGCAGCAGACCAAATCGTGGCACAAGGCGGTGCGTCCGGTGTTACTTGGACAGTGACCGCTAACGACCCAACAGACTTGATTGACTCGCTGTATGACGTTGCAGAGTCAATGCTGTCGGCAACTCGTTTCTTGCCCGATCACTTGTTTGTTTCAACAGATGTGTGGCGCAAACTTTCAAGCCAGTTGGACGCAGACAAGCGACCAATTTTCCCATACGCAGCAGCAGCTGGACTTATGGGTGTAAACGGCATCGGCACACAAAACATCACAAGCACCAACACCCTTAACCCATTGGGTCTGAACCTTGTGGTAGATGCAAACTTCGCAGCAGGCACCATGGTGCTCGCTCGCGGTGCTGCTATCGAGTTCTACGAGCAAGTACGCGGCATCATGTCAGTGGAAGTCCCAAGCACATTGGGCCGCACATTCTCCTACTACGGTTATGTGTCTACTTTCATTGCAGATGCAACCATGGCATCAAAAATCACTGTCGCCTAATTCCGAAAGGCGGGTACCGTCATGGCGGTATTTAACATTACCTCGCGTATGCGTTTGGACGATTATGCAGTCGTCCAGACGCTTACGAACACCGATATAACCCCCGGTCAAAGCATCACAATTGCTGGGTTAGGTGACGGTTTTGACGGCACTTTTCTAGTGTTGGCGTGCCCACAGTACGAGTACGTAGGTACCGAAACTGACGGCACCTTGATGTTTGATGAGACGGTGCCACGGCCTAACCAGTTGTTGTTTGTTGATGTTGGCGACAACTTTGAGTATCAAGCCGAGGTGCTAGGCACTATCACTTGGACATTGACCTGCACATGGATTACGAACACCCAGATATCCAATTATCTCGACATTCCGCTTACTAGCACCAATGCAGCGGCCTTGCTCGTGCAGTGCGCCGCAGCTGCTAACGCGTTTGCTTATCGCAGGCGCTACGAGGCGGGCTACCTGCAAGACAGCCTTACAACTTCCCCCGGTGGCGACGTCACACTAGGCACGATCATGATCGGTGCGGCGTACTTCCGTCAGCAAGGCTCATACACCGCGCTGGCATCGTTTGACGGTATGGGCACACCACCCGCCAACGGCATCACGCCTATGGTGCTTCAGCTGCTCGGCATTAACCGCCCGCAGGTTGCCTAATGCCTTTGCCATACAACGACCTCTTTAACGAGGCCATAGACGACCTCTCCACGACGCTCAAGACCATTACAGGCTTGCCAGTGGCTATAGACCCCCGCCAAATAACTACGTCTTGCGTGTTTATTGACGCGCCTAGTTTTGATGCGTGGAACTACAACATCGTTACCTTGGACTTTCCTGTAAAGGTCATTGGCAGTGGCCCGGGCAACCTTGACGCCCTGCGGGACATCCTGCAGATCACGTCGAAGGTGCTCGCCAAGAATGTGGCGGTGAAGTCAGGCCGACCCACTGTGGTGTCCATTGGTGGTGCGGACTATCCCGCCTACGATTTACTCATCTCGATGCAAGCCGAAACAGCGTAAGGAACCCATGTACAAGATTGTTAGCCCCCGTGTAGGAACCCCAGGTGATGAGTTTGTGCCCGTTGCAGGCGTCAACCTTGACGCTCTTATCGCTAACGGCTTTATTATCGAAGTCGGAAAACCTAAAACAGCAAAACCCAAAGGTGATAACATCACCACAGACAAGGAGACAGAATAATGTCCAGTAGCACATACCTCTCAAACCCCGTAGTAACTGTGAACT